TCTCCACCAGTAAATGAATGCTCATCGCAATCACCATCGTCGCAGTTGCTGTTTATGTAGACCAAAGCGCTAATCACGTTTCGTGTGGCGTGCTCGAAAGGGGGGAGTTGCCCATATCTATAATTAACGTCATTGTCACAATGAAAGCCCAATTTTGCACCAGTTGGATACTTAAGAACATGTCCATCGCTTTTCCACCATAGGCATTGCAGTAGGGCGGGAAACAATTCAATGTAGCGCAGCAGACACTGATATATGGAGTTTTCGCATTCCAGAAAAAATGGATGATTCAGATTCTGGATGCGAATTGGGGTGCGTGCTATTTGGTCAAGTTCATATATGAAGCCACTTTTGTTTATTGCGTGCAATGGCATTCCGGTATTATCCGTTACATAGTCGTACTGGGCCTTAATTGATTCATCGGACAGCTGGTCGATTATGTCGATTATTTCATTTAGCGGCACCGTGATGGCGTTCTCGAATACAACTACACCGCCACCAAGATTTCTTATTTTTCCAGGCATAACTAGATATTAGTTGTATGCTGACCAGTCTGGAACAACTGTTGTATTTGGTGATTCTGGATGAAAATTCGCGCTAATCACCAGTCTCGGTTCGTCTGATGCGTGCCTGTCGCTGTAATGCTGAATGAACGAATTAAAAATCAGGAACATTCCACTTTTGGGTGTTACTGGTATTAAGCGTTCTATTGTATTGCAAATATTAACATTGAATATTAGGCGGGCACTTCCCTCGGGGGCATTTACGTAATAAGAAACAGAGTAATACTCCTCTGGGTGCATATGTGTATTTGACTTGTGGGTATGGACCGTTATGGACTGTCCGCGCCTTAGCGTGAGTGACCATATTTCAGATAGCCGCATCTTTTTGCCAACTATTTTACTTACCGTTTCCGTCATTAATTTTTTTAATTTTTCACATTCGGGTGCGCCAACAGGTAGCCGCTCATCTTCATAGTAGGTGATTGTTGTCTTTGACAAAAATCCATTTCTATAAGATTCTTCTATCTGTCTCTTCCCGAGCTGTAGCTCATCAAGTATTTTTGCATTGTCAACATCCAGCGTCGTTGAGTAAATATTAAAACTAGAAAGAGGTATCGCCACAATTTCATTCATATACGAAGTTGGCCATATCTACGGGTGGATTATTTTTTAGCCACACATTCACCACCATGACATTTCTGACACCAGAGATACACGGACTCGTTTGATGCAGTACCCTTCCTGCATCAAATATTATTAATCTGTTTTCTTTAAATGCGATTCTTTCCCTCATCTCGATTGGGTCTAGCTTTTGTTTGAGGTTTTCCCACTCAAGTGCATCTTTCTCCCCGAATGTTAATTTTTTTTCAAACAACTCTAGAAATCCGCCTACAACCGCCTCTACAGATGGTCCGTAGTAGACACAACCAATTTCTGGTCCGTTGTATATTTTCGACTCTTGATATAAAAACGTGTCTTCATCGACATGTGGGCCAAGAAATTGGCCCGGGCCAAAAGTTCTGGTCCAGTATTCAAAACCAAGAACATCTTCAACCGGAGCGAGAAGGTTATTTTCCCATATTTTTCTAATTACACGTTTCCTCAATGAATTTGCTGGGGACGACCACCAACCATCCCAAAACATGTACGGCGCATAGCATGAAGATTGCTCATTATGGTATGAGTTAACTTCGCTGGCGATTCTTGCTTCGGTTTGCATAATTCCAGGAAAGAATGAATTATCTGATTTTATTTCTGAAAATATACTGCTTTCTAAAAAATCATCAATTACTTTCACCTTATCCCCCTTGCGCGTCTGTAGAGCTTTAGCGCATTCTGCTTATCTTCAAAAATTTTTCGCACAATATCGTGGTCCTGCAAGGGGGCGCTTTTTTGTCCGGGCTTTGATACGTATGCCAGGTCTACCTCATTTGCTGAAAAAGCGGCATAGAGTATGTCAGCTAGTTCGTCTCCGCTGATTTCTTCACCCGATTCCATTGCCTTCCCCTTGCTTTTCCATTATGAACCAGTCTATCGATTTTGTAAATTTGCCCAGGCGCGTAACCTGCACAGTCGGATACAGGTGGTGAGTTAGGTGCTGTCTGGCGATTACGAGTGGGAAACAATAGTTTTGTGCGACCATGAACCTGTTTTCGATAATACTCTTTTTATCAAAATTCCCAGAATGAGGAATCCACTGTGTTAGTGGAACTATGACTATAGAAGCAACGTATGTGGAAATATACCACCACAGGAGCGGGGAATCGATTCCAAAAATAAGAACGGATGCAAAAACAACAGCTAGCGTAGCTGAATAGAATCTGGCCTGAGATTGGTTCTTCTTGAATAAGTAAAGGAATATTTTTGCTCTTTTTGTTGACACTTTGCAAATTGCATTTCTTAGTTTTTTGGGCATAGCCACAAATATTCTTGCAAAGCTATAAATTGCAATAGTTCCAACTACCGCTCGTTTATTTCTATTTTCGCTAAGCAGGTGTTCGGGGTCGACTTTTGTATTTGTGTTCATGTGGTGGATTATGTGCACCGGTTTCCATGATTTAAAATGAACATTAATCATTATTCCAAGCGCAATTGATGCCCAGTCGTTTATTTTTTGGTTGGCGGGGAATAGTGTTCCATGCACCCCATCATGCATTGCGCCAAAGACGTTGTATAGGGTAATCATGCTCAGCAGCGAAAAAACAATAAACCCATAAACCCCAATATGAAAGAAATATAGATTTGCCGAGTAAGCAAGCACTGATAATGCTGTTAGCACAATTAGGGATGGTGAAGTTGTTTTACCCAGACGCTCTGCTTCTTTTTTTATTTCCTCTTCGGTTTTCATAGATGCTCATGGCTTACGACAGTTCTCACATAATCCAACGGCATGTCGAATAGCAAAATCCACCTATCCATAGTTCCGTTATGGGTAACCGAATGGCAGTAATTACCACCATCCTTGAAGGCGACAAGTTTCCCTGGCTCCCACACTCTTGATTCATATCCGACTTCTTCATTTCCAACCGTTATTGAGCATGCGGGGTCGCACTTTAAGCCTATATGCACCCGCATGTGAGAGGGGTCGCCTCTGTGTGGATTTATGACTGTGCCTGGAGCGACCACACTAAGCGAGGTATTACACATTTCGCGGCGGTCAGAATATTCAGAAAGAATTGCAACAGTTTTAGGCAGCGTGCTTTGGAGTTTTTTTAGTGCCTCCTCGTATGGCATTTTTGTCTTCATCTTCACCACTCGACGCCCGACTTCCTCCCCAAGCCCTGTAAACCCTGCAGATTCGACCTCAACGCCGGTTCCCATCATCTTCCAGGACGTTCCGGTGTATAGTTTCTGGTCTGCGTTGTTGTCTGGCGACTTGAACTCTTCCCTTGTGACGTTTACTCTTGGGACGCTCCAAAGCCACATTGCATTCGTCTCCTGTATTTGGGACTCAAGCTCAGCCAGTATCACCTGCCAGTTGTTTTTAACGGCAGCAACGCAAGGTATGTCGCCTATGAATTCTTCCCAAAACTGCGGCTCTACATTCATGTTGGTTTCTGCTTTCATCAAAAAAGTGAGGCCACGATGGCATCAAGAAGCTTAATTGCTCCAGCGACGATGGGGAGCGCAATCACGACTACAGCAATATCCCTTTTTTCAAGGTCGCCAAAATAGCAAAAATCGTCACTGGACATGCGGAAATGATAGCACGGCAAAATTATCGCGCAGGCAAAAGAATCGGTCAACTAGGCATGTGGTAGCCTTTGCGCATGTCGAAAAAATCAAATAAAATCTTTACGGAGTTATTTGCGAAGGCGGGGATACCCATCAACGGGCCAGAGCCGTACTCGATACATGTACATAACGACAAGCTATGGGACAGACTTTTAGACCAAAGATTACTTGGCCTTGCCGAGGGGTACGTCGATGGTTGGTGGTCATGTGAGCGTGTTGATGAAATGCTTACGCGATTTACGAATATCGATTTAGCCAAACAGATACCGATGAGTCCGAGAATTGCGATTGCCGCAGCATGGTCAAGAATTGCAAATAGGCAGAGCAGAAACCGCTCACCTAAAAATGCCGAATTCCATTATGGGATTGGAAATGACCTGTTTGAGCTAATGCTAGACGACTACATGATGTATTCATGCGGGTACTGGCAGAAAGCAAAAAACCTGGATGATGCACAGATTGCAAAGATGGACTTAATTTGCAAGAAGCTAAAACTCAAACCCGGAATGAGGGTGCTCGATATCGGTTGTGGCTGGGGCGGTTTTCTTGAATACGCGGCAAAAACATATGGCGTTACTGGGGTTGGAATAACCCCGGTGGACAAACAAATTTCAACCGCGGTTGAGAGAGGCTCTCCGCTAGGCATAGAGGTCCACCAGATGACCTACCAGGACCTAGATGGACAATTTGGACAATTCGACAGAATCGTCTCAATTGGCATGATGGAGCATGTTGGCCCCAAAAATCTGAAGTTGTTTTTCGATAAATGTGACGAGCAGTTAACGCATAAGGGAATCATGCTTCACCAGCTAATTGGCTCGACAAGGGCTCGACATGATGCCGACCCGTTCTACAGTAGGTACATATTCCCTGGGGGGATTCTGCCTTCAGTCTCGCAGTTTACTGCCGCAGCTGAACCTAATTGGGTAATAGAGGATGTGCACAACTTTGGCTTGGACTATGCAAAAACTCTTGCCGAATGGTACAAAAACGTAACATCCAATTGGGACAAATTGCCGAACTATGATGAGCGGTTCAGGAAGATGTGGGAATTTTATCTGCTGTCATGCATCGGTGGATTCATGTCCAGAAAGTTCAACCTTTGGCAATATGTAATGCGCCGAAAAGGCATGGATTTTGAGCGGTATACATGCCGCTAGAGCGCGGCTTCTTTTAAGACGTTTTTATAAAAACGGTAAATCCGTAAGAGTCCGAACTGTGATACGTCACCCCGTCGCAGTTCTTTAGGATTTCATGCATGCCATAATAGGGGTGAAGCATTGTGTCATCGCGATATATTTTGCCGGCATTATTGGATGACATGATAATCAATACTCCACTATTGCTAAGCGAAGAAACGCACCTTTTTAGCAAATCCTCGTCATAAAGTGCATCCCACGCCGCTAGCTGAATGAAGTCGTAGTTGTTTGCTTCACCTGTAGAAATCTCAAATTCGTCAACAACGCCATAGTCGATGTCCCTGAATTTGCCATTTTCAAGCTCCGTCGAAGAATCACGCATGAATCTTTCAAAATTAAACAGAGATTGATTATTGGCGAAATGAATCTCTGCATCCTGAAACATACCCTTATACACAAACATGCACGAAAGGCCATCTGGGGTAAAAAACAGCGCTTTGTTTGGCTTTTTTGCATAAAGATAGCTAGATACTGCGTCGTCGAATCGGAGCAATAGCTCTTTGAAGCCAGATTGCGGAGTGCACAAAAGGTCAACATACCAGACCCCTTCGCTTCCACCGCGAGCACCTATTCCAAGACTCAGCGTGCCGAGGCCGCTTCTCCATGACTTAATATTGGTTGCCATTTCGGAAAGGCTCTCTATCTCTCTGTATTCTGCCCCTTTTCCGAAAAATATTTCAATTTCGTGCTTCCCTAATATTCGGGAAGCCATTGCTGTTCGAATATGCTTATTGTCCATTTTCAACAGCCCCTGCGAGTGAGTAATTCCAGTATGCCTCTCGAGCCATATCCGTTAGTTGGACGTTTGTTTTAGCCAGCAATATTGCCAGCTTGTTGGAGGAGTGGTCGGCGTCGGTTACCGAACCGCGGATGTCACTTGAGTATTTCCATAGATTTCTAATTTTTACCGCAACATAATCAATCCTCATAGAATCGATGTTTGCCGGGTCTTCGCCGACTATGTATGCAACCACGGCAAGCTTATACTCATTGTAAAGTCTGTCTGATGTTGCATCGTAGAGGTTCGCACCTCCGGCTTGCCTAGTTCTCATCGGCGAACAGCTCCTCTACAAGCTCGTTTTTGGTGAAATCTCCGGGTGATGAAATTTCCCACGGCACCTGCGGGTCGTTTGACTGCAGTAGGTCACAGAAAAATGCAGCGCCATCAGGAAGTTCGTACGAGAATAGTTCCGGGTTCCATCGAGGGACCTGTGAATCGCGATTGGGGTTGCGCATTGGCTCCTGGATATTTGGATAATCTGGGTCAATATCTGGGCATATCTCATATCGCCCAGACTGTATTGCTGTCTCGACAATTGAAATTTTATGCGGTATCGGTGGTGTTATTTTCATGGAGTTAAGTTAACTCTTTAGTCTCTCTAGTGCTGCAAGCTGCATCTTCAGGCACTCGTACGCGTCGTGTTGAGCTGCTAGTGAGCTGTTTTCGGATAGCGACATGTCTATCGGGTTTACAATATCTGAACTCAAATCCTCATCATCTAGCCCAAGAGTAAATGCAAGTGTGTAGATAGAATATTCGAGTATTCCGATTGCCTCGGCCTTGGCTTTGGCTAGCTGCTCTGCGGAAAGTGCCATGTTTTTAGCTTACTCCGCGATTCTTGACTTGATGTTAGCTATTTTTGAGAGGAAGTCTGCAATCAGCTTGTGGCCCTGAATGATGCCGTGCGCATCGGTCCCCGGAACGAAATTTTCGTCATCGAACGTATCTGGGTCGAAGCCCTCCTGCAGCAGTCTTTCCATTAGCTGTCTTTCGAGGTCCTTGAGCGTGCGCTGGTAAACAAGCTTTTTTTCCTGCGTTGAAAATGACGATTCGAATTTCATGTGAGGCCTCCGTATTGTCGCTTTTCGACAATTACCTACATTTTAACACTCTGGATTGGCCAATTTGGGCAGACCGGAGAACGATGGCCCTATTCTATTTCCGTCGGCGTCAACACCTGTCTTAATTCCCTTTGTCCATGTCCATGGGTTGTCTTGCATATTTTGGGACTTCATTTGGCCATATTTTGACCTCGACTGAACCAGCTCCATATCGTCCCAAAGATTGCTTGTCGAAACCTCGACTTCTGGCATTACAGAGTTTTTGTAGATGTTGAAAAAACAAAACGGTGTGCCTGCTTCAAATATGACTGGCTCTCCAATTTTTGTTATTTTCCAATTCATCTGAGACTCGTCTGGCCACCACCATGTGGGTATGGTAGCCGTAAGTGGCGAGGCGCCGTCAAGAAAATAATTTGGAGGTCCGGTAAACCACGTACTGTACCCCTCTTCTGTCCTTATTACCCATGACATCTGAATGGATATCATCCCGATGATTGAGGAAACCGCCTGCAGTCTTCCAGAGCTTGAGTATTCTCCGCTCAATATGCGTGCTGGATTTTGCCCGCCATCCCATTGAACAACAAGGTCGCTCTCCATCTGCATCTCCCAGCCATAGACATTTGCCACTGTCATTGGGAGACATTGATACGCATGTTTGTTGTACGTGGCATCCATCCAATCCCTCTGTATGCGCGACTGCGTAATTTTTGGAGGGCTTTGGTGTGTTCGAACGAAATTGACTTTTGTCATTTTTTGTAAATGAACCTGTCCACCTGGTTTGCCGTGGGGCTAACTATTCCCGGTCCGTACTCAGCGTCTGTTCCATCTATGTTTTTCCCATACCCCTTCCACAGCTTGTGGTACCGGTCGTTGTAGTCGAACATCGTGACGGCTGCGTACTTTGTTCCGCTTGTCACCGGTTTTGACGCATGGGAATAAATAAACGTCGACGGAAAAAGGACTATGTCTCCATATTTTGGCTTGAACGTGATGTCGAGGTACGGAAACCACAGCTCACCGCCCTGGTAGTCGTCATTCAGGTACATTACTGAAGATACGGTGCATATGTACGAAAATCCGTGGTCAGCATGGACGTTGAAGTGCTGCCCCTCTTTGTAGCGCACGTAATTTATCGCTTCCATAAAATCCATACGGATGTTGTATCTAGACTCGTAATCCTGCAGGCAGGCAGTGAGCCCAACGACTGTGTCGTTATATATGTTTATTAGTTCGGAGAACTGCTCTGGGCAGTGTTCAAAATGCGCAGGACTCATCTTGCAGTCCACGCAATCTCGGTAATCTTTCATTATTTGCCCGTCACCAACAAGTGCCTGCATCCATGCGTATGGCGGTGTTTCGCTATTGCCAATGGTTGCTTCTAGGCGTTCTGGTATTTTCAAGTCCTCACTGAGTACATTTCTGTATACCAAGAACCCTGCTTTTGGGTCTCCGACATATTCGACATTTATGTTTCTCATGCTCTCATCTTATCCATCTCCAGGACTACCCGATATAGGTGTCTATCAATTTGTGAGCGGTTTTCTATTTCTCTCATGTGTGATTTATCCGGGGTGAATCCGCCAGTGTTTGAACGGTTTGAAACACGATTTATTGATGCATCAACACCAAAACCATACAAGCTAAGTACTTTATTATTCAACCAGCTAACAGCATGATGCCTACTGCTCAAGGGGAATATATTCATTAGTTTTGCTTTATTTGTGATTTCTGTTTCGCCCGGCATGTCTGATTCAATAAATATGATATTTGATTTACTTGAAACATCGCTGTCTCTTCTGGCAACCACAGATGCATCGGCTATGGCCATTCTGCAAAAGAGCATTTTTGATTGAATGTTTCCAGAGCTAGAGAACAATTCATTAGAGCCAAAAGCAGTTATGCCACCGTATAGAAATTCATCCAAAAATTCATTAGACATTTTTGTTTGCGAGGTCGATGCGACATATGCGGCAGTGCTTAGGAAGTGTTCAGCCGGTTCCCTAACTATGGCAAAGACATCCAAACCGTCTTCGTTTTCAATAATTGGATTTATTCCAAAATGCCCCGAAATATAAGGCCTATCCACAAAAGCAGCACTATCATAAATACGCAAATCCCCATGGTCAAAAAGTTTCTCCTGGGAAAACATGTTTTTATCAAAAGTTGTTCGCAGCCCATCGCTAATCGACTTGCCGGAAGTTCTTGGTATGTGAAGGTGGTACAGTTTTTTATCATTCATATTTGGGAAACCAAAATGGCAAAACTACCCTAGTTCCGGATATAACGTCGGCCACATAGTGGGAATATTCGATATTGCTGGGGAACATTATGCAGCTCCCGGCTACTGGTTTGTATGAATATTTAATCTTCGGGAATACCAGCTCGCCGCCTTCAAAGTCGTCATTTATGTACACAACCGCGGAAACCAAGAAATCGGCACATCCAGGCTTTGGGGTTCCATCCATATTTTGACTATCGGCATGCTCTTCTGGGATGTGCCCAACCATCGTTTTGGCAATCAATACCCCTGATTCACCGAGCCTATAATCAAATAGTTTTTCGGCGCTTAGCCTGACCTTGTCAGATACCAACGAAATAACTCCGGCAATAAATGGATTTTCATTGAGTATTTCTTGCCTTGCGTAATATACGACGTTTGCGTCTGTCGCTGCCGTTCCGGATGAAGATGGGTTGGAATTGATGAACTCATTTATCGAATTCAATTGGTGTTGCGGAACAAAATCACTTAATACATGTATTTGCATACTATGTGACTACGGTGAAAAATGCTGGTGATGTGTATCTGAATCCAGAAGTTATCATTTTTACACCGTGCAAATAATTAATATCACCGGGGTGCGCGACAGCTAGGCCTGGTTTTGGCTTAATTACCACATCGTGTTGAGGGTAGTAAAGCTCACCTCCCTCAAAATCATCGTTGTAGTAGAAGAGGGAATTTATGTCATATTCTGGAAACTCGTTTATTCGTCCATCGTTGAGCTGTTTGTCGGCATGTGGCTTTTGCTCTGTTCCAGGCTTCCACTTGACAATTGCTGGAGGCCTCTTGGTGAGGGAAACACCAAACCTGTCTTCGAGGGCGAGCTTCATTTTTTCGATGTATTTATCTACAATCGCATATATTTCTGGTGATATTTCCTCCAAGATGTTTGCGTTACACATCCTGTCATTCCAGTAATCAGCGTTATACAAACAGGTTCCGTCCTCGGCATAAACGCTTTCTTTTGAGTTGTTCCACTTATTTATCGTTGGACAAAATAATTGAATCTTTCTGAGGTCTTCAGGCTCTATGAAATTTTCAAAAATGCAGATGTTCTCAATTCCGTCGCCAAAGTGCCCGGGCTGTATGCCCCATTTTCTCTCGACGTCCTGGTTCATAATGAAATCATAACAAACTGATGACTGTACAAGAAATAATCATGGAAAAAATAGACTTCCCTTGTTTTCCAGCACTTTTGCATATAGCTCCCTATCCAACTCTGTCCTGTCGAGTATGAGTTTCATGCATTCTTTACTGATTTCAAAATTCATTGGGGGGGTAGCGTTTACGACTGAATTATCAGGCTTTATTGAGATGTTGAACATCTTGTTCAACAATATGTTGACCTTTTTAATCAGTTCATTCCTTTCCTCCATTGTGCCAATAATCATCCCGCTTAGGTGCTCTTTTACCTCTTCGAATGACTTAGGTCGTTTTACGAATACAGTTCTATCCTTACCATTCAGGTCATATTCAAGCGTCGATAGCTTTGATGAAATAAACGAAGATTGCGGATTCGGACAGCCGGACATCCCCTCAAAATACGAATACATTTCTGATTCACCGGTAAGAAATGGCATCATGAAGTCCTCAGTGAATTCATCCCCCCTAAACATTGCCGCATATTTTGCAACGCTTATGTACTGCTGAACTGGGTCTCTCACCATTGTGAAAGTTAATACACCTGGCAGTATGTCTATCGGATTTCGAGCAAAGTGTCCGCTAATAATATTGTGTGTTTTGGCAATATCTGCGTCAAAGACAAACTCAAAATCGCCTGGGCAGTAAACTTTTGGTGTATTTATTGCATTTGAGTCATTGCATGCATCCAGTAATTCGTGTTGCATTTTTACACCAGACGTTTTTGGAATGTGCAAAAAATAGAGGTATTTAAAATTCTCCAGTTCCATTTTTTGCCATTTCTATGAGTGTCAGGTGTTTTGTTGGTGTCCAGAAGTGAGCAGATGTAAATCTAAGTCCGGATGTAACTTCTGTTACGCAGTGCGCGTACCTATTGTTCGATGGAAAAAACGCCAATGTCCCAGCTTTTGGTTTGAATTTTAATTTGTATGCAGGGAACCATAGCTCTCCGCCTTCATAGTCGTCGTTAATGTAAATTATTGAGCCGTAGTCAACTATGTAGGCAAAGCTTGGAATTCCTGCAGCAGTCTCTCCGTCTGCGTGTAGGTCTATGTATTCGCCGGGAACCCACCTTCTAATCCCCGGTTCTGCTCTTTCAAGGTTCCTTCCAAATTTAAATTCTATTTTTTCTTGAACGTCCTTCATGTATCCGCGCATTATTTTGTAAAGCTCTGGGGCATTCTGTTCCATTGCCTTATAGCTGCTAAGGCTGTCGGAACCTGTTTCGCCACCCCCCGAATACCATTCTTTTATCGTCGCACAATACTCTTGGAGCATTTTTAAATGCTCTGGCGCTATAAAGTTTTCAATTATTACAATATTGTCTGGGTCCGCCGAGGGCAGAAACTCAGGCGGATTTTTCTCGCTCCAAAAATCCATCCGTATTCATTTCTATTTGAATCCAGGAGTAAAACCTGGTGGGAAGAACGGTGGGAAGAACGGTGGGAAGAAAGGCGGAAAGAACGGCGGGAAGAACGGTGGGAAGAATGGGGGAAAGAATGGCGGGAAGAACGGAGGGAAGTACGGTGGGAAATATGGGGGAGCAACTGGGGTGACAGAGTTTGAACTTCCGGATGTGGCTGAACCGTAACTGTTCGATGCCGTAACTGTAAATGTGTAAGCGGTTCCGTTTGTTAGACCTGTAACCGTAATCGGTGACGACCCGGTTCCAGTAAACCCGCCAGGAGTAGAGGTTGCAGTGAATGTCGTCGTTCCAGTTCCTGCGGTTCCGGCGGTGTAGGCGACAGTCGCCTGGGCGTTTCCTGCCGAGGCTGTTCCGATTGTTGGCGCCCCAGGCGGAACTCCAACGGCAAGTGACGAGCTTGATGCAGAGTCTGATTGAACGCCGTAATTGGTTGTTGCAACAACAGTGAACGTATAAGAGGTTCCGTTGGTTAGACCCGTAACGACTAGCGGCGATGAGGCTCCTGTAGCTGTTAGGTTTCCAGGGCTTGATGTGGCTGTATAGGTTATTGTGTCTTTGCCAATATAAGTAGACGGAGTAAAGCTAACCGTCGCCGCGCCACCAGCAACCGTGTTTGTCGCTGTTACGTTTGTTGGAGCATCTGGCTTTTTGCCCCCAATATCTTTTAAGGATTCCATGTTTTACGCCGAAAGGTCGCCGATGAGCACCCACGTATCGGTTGCTCTTTTTATAAGGGTCGCGCCGGACCATTGAGCACGCATTTTCAATCCAGGTGTTGCATTTATCGTTACGCCAGCTCCGGCGGTAACTGTTGTCTGACCAGCGCCGGTTTGAATAACCGTAATATGGGTTCCAACCGCAAATGAGACAGCAGAATGCGCAGGTACGGTCAATGTGTTCGCGGTTGAGACATTCATTTCCACAATTTTATTTCTGTCTGCAAGCACCAATGTGTAGTTTGCTGATTGGGCATTGGTGAGTGGTTCAGCCAACTTATTTCTGCCAATTGCGGCGCTTGTGGAAATGTCCCCATCAACAATGGTTCCGTCTTCAATCATGTATGACGTAATTACTGCCTGGTCTGTCAGCACAACTGCTGTTCCAGCAATTTTTGCGGGGTCAATCTCTGCACCGTTTGCAATATGGTTATTGGTTACTACATCTGCTTCTAGGGACATGACGCCAGAAGAAGTCATCGATATGTCGCCAGAGGTTGCAGTAGCTGTGGCAACACCAGAAGAGTTGTACATTATAATTTTGCCAGCGTCGTTATTGAGCAGTCGATTCAGTGGAACGGTGTCTTCTGTGAGCGACGAACCAGCAACAGCACCAGCCGTAAACATCGCCGACGGTATCGTTACCAGCACCCAGCCAGAACCGTTATACGTCCATGTTTTGCCTGCGCTTACGTGCAGGTCCCCGGACTGTGCGTTTGCTGGAAAGTCAATTGCTGGCACGATTATGCCTGCGCTTCGGTCCAGGACAAACGAGCAAATACTGTCGCTGTTGACGAACCAATGTTTCTTGCAACAATGTGCAGTGTGTCTGGGCCGTCAGGGTAGATTCCCGTCGTTGTCACCGTTGTTCCGCCGCCAAGAACGGAGTTTCCAAGGTCGCGAACTGTTGTGAGCGGAATTTGCACACCTCCAGTACCACCCACGAAGAATCCTCCAGTTACTTCGCCTCCGTCTACCGTCGTTGAGGTACCCGCGTAGTCTGCAATTTGAGCCAAGCTCGAGGTGACAGTAGTCGGTTTTTCCCAATTCTTAGCGTTGGATGGTACGCCGTTTAGTATGGCGGTAATCAACACGTTGTTCGTGTTTGAAGTTGTCGTTACGTCAAGGTTACGCAATACCAACTGCATTCTGTTAATTAGTTCTCTTTCGCCGAAGAATGCAGAAGTTCCGTTGTCCGCCGATGGAGATACGCGAATACCGATGAGAGTTCTTGTCGCTCCAGCCGGAATTGACACACCGGTTGTTTGTCCGTAGGTAAACACGAGCGACTTATCGTCGTCGAACTCACCATCCATGATTGCCGAAGTACCCCAGTGAGAAATTGATGGTGCATACGTTGGGAATGCAAGCTCAACTCCTGTTGGGTTGGTCGCCGAATATGTGAACGCCAGCGCGCCGTTTGTGCCCATTTCAATAGCGCTTACCGTTGGGTTTGCGCCAGTTACTGCAGCACTCAGCTTGATGTTGGTTCCATCAATCTGCTGAATGAAAGTTCCATCGGGGACATGTGTTCCGGTGACTCTTTGACCAACCTGCAATCCTGCATTTGAAGCAACGGTGCCGTCATTGGCTCCAGCAGCAATCGTCAATGAAAGTGAAGGATTACCGGTTTGCTGTCTGGTAAGACCAGTGAATGTTGTTGCGGTTTTGCCGGTGTAGTTGATGAACTCGACCCCAGTTGATGCCCTAAATACGCAGAGCGTTCCAACGCTTGGGAATCCAGTTGTTGAATCAACGGTAATTGTTCCTGTCTCGGCAGAGGACAGGGTGCCCGCTAGTTGTGTTCGTGGCGGCAAGCTGAAACACTCATAACGTGCTGGAAGGTTTCCAGAGCGCATATACGCTTCGGCGTTTGTGTTGTTGTTGATTACCTTGTGCGCGTATGTAACTTTTCCGTCTTTTGCGCGCATACCCCAGCGGATAAAGCCAGCTCCATACCATGAATAATCGATGTAGAACATCTGCATTCTTGAAAGGTCGACGTTGTATCCGGATGCTCCGGTGCCGTCCATCTTGTCCAGATTCCATTCTGACTGTGGGTATTTTGTATCCACGGTCTGCGACACTGAAACCATCGTCGAAGTGGCGCCACGCCATGCTGGGCTTATCGTCATCGAAGTATCGCTTGCAATATCGGTAATGCGATACGACATTCCTCTGGCGACAATGTAGTCACCTATTGAAAGTTGGCCGGCGTATCTTGTCGGGAAAGACGAGCTTGTCTGGGTTACCGTGCAAGAACCATTTGTAAACGTAGACTTTCCTGATATTTGGAATGTTGAGGAGCGCTTTACTGCCCATAGAGTTTGACCGTCAAATTCAAAGAACAAACCGTTTTGGTCATCAAATAGGCCGATTCTGTTTACGTTTCCATACCATCCAGAAACGGTGATGTAGTACGGTCCTGATGCCAGGATGTTTGTTCCTGACGACTCTGTCGGCTGATAAGTGAACGTGTTATATCCAGTAATCGTATAAACCGTTGTGGTTAGGTTGAATAGCGATTCATTTGCTCCGAAAACATTGATTGTCGAACCTGGATATAGGTTGTGCTTTTCCTTGGTCTGAACCGTAACCAGGTTTGTTGATGCGCTGTAGGTCAGCTGGTCCAGTTGAAGGTCTGGCTTGAGCAGTGTTCCCGATGACATTTGGATACCCTTACCCGATTGGTAACGGAAATATCTTCTTGTCTGTCGAATAGCTGCTTCGTAGTTTGAAGTTCCGTTATTCGAGAAAATAACACCGCCGTCAAACGGGCGATGCAAAAAGTTTCCAGATGGCTCAACATATACAGCGGCAGATGACGCGTTTAGGGTCCCAGTTGGGGCAGTTGGTACGTGAATGACAAATTGCGTATCGCTTATAATTCTCGATACGAAGTTTGCTCCGTTTGGCGGGTTTGCTCCAGATGTTGTTATTCCGGTTATAGCAACTTCGTTTCCGATTGACAATCCATGCGGAATTGTTGTCGTGACTGTTACCGCATTGCCGGAATACGAGACTGTCGGAGCTCCTCCAACCTGGGCGCTCGTGAAAATTACTCCGGCAAAAATTGCTGTTTTATTTTCATCGAAAATTGACGTCAAAGAACCAGTATTAACAGCTTTGCCCGTGTATGTGAATGATGTATTCGTTGTGAGCGATTCAATCAGATATGCGCCGTTTGCTATTGACAGCTGGGTGTCTCTTACGGTTATTGGTGTTCCAACAGCCAAACCACTTGTGTTCGTAAGCGACACGGTGACGGTGCGCGATGATGTGTTCATCGTAATCGCTGTTATCGTCGTAATTGGTGTTGTCGAATCGTAAATGAACGGTCGATGACCAACTGTGGTTAGGTTTTCCCACTTTGAAATCTGTGTTCCATATTCGAAGTCGGTGTCGATGAGCGACTGTGGTTGCGATACGCGCAACTTTTGAACAGGGTCAAAAAGGACTTCTTCTGGCGTGATTGGTGTTAGACCTGGTGGTATCTGATTAAGGCCCATTACGCTATCTCCATCCCGCTGATATGAAATTTAATATCTGTCGAGTTTGCATTGCCGGTAATCGTGTCGCCGGCAGCAAGAACCTGCTTTAGGTCGAGAGAGATAACCGAGTTCCCGGGAATTTCCAAGGTCGGCACCATTGGGACACCGTCAAGGTTCAATGAGTACGTTCCTCCGGCTACTGCGTTATTGGCAACAACAATGCTTGTCACTATCGTTGTTGTGAGTGATGGAACAGTGTAAAGAGTTGTTGCAGGCGTTGTGTATACAGTTGCTGCACCCCTAAACAGAACTTTAGCTGTATTAGCCATTTGACACTCCAGTCATTTAGAACGCTCCCATAATAGACGCTACGGCGACATCGTCGGTGCTAGTGGAACGGGAAACAAGAACCCACGAGCCTTCGTAATAAACGTAAACTTCGTTGGTTGTGTTCTTGAACCAAAATTGGCCGTTCGCTGGGTTTTCTGGCTCTGTGGAGCTGATAACCGCACCGATTCCAGATGCACCGATTTCAATCCAGTAACCATCATAATACACGAAGGTGATTGCTGAGTCCGTCTCAAACCAGAAGTCGCCTTCGTCTGGGCTGGCGGGCGGCGTTGTACCAAGGGTCATCGACGCGCCGGCAGCAATTACGTGGTAATTCGTGCCGTCCGCTGTTGCTTCCCACCTATCGACGGTCTCGTTCCACCTGAGGTCTACGCTCGCGCTTGAACCTCTGTCAATAACTATTGAACCATCGACTGTTGGGGCGCCGGTTGTTCCAGCATTGAGTACGATTTTGCTGTCCGAAACATTCAGTTCAGATGCGTTGCTTGACTGCGTATTGGTCGCAAATAGGTTCGTCACGACAAGGGTGTCGAATTGAACACATGCGCTTGTTGCAACATCTTGGCCAATGGCAATTGTTGGTGTGGCTGATTCTCCAGCATTGTCCGTGATGGTTATGCCGGTTCCGGCAACCAAGTTTGCAACATAGTTTCCGGTTGTATCGGTCCCCATGACAACCGAGTTCGGCTGGATTGTTGTGCTGAGCGTTGCGTTACCGAGATTGGTAAACGTTACGGAACCCGAAACGTCCCCTGAGAGAGTGAGTACCGGCGATACGCCAGTAATCGTCGGGCTGGTTAGGGTCTTATTGGTGAGCGTGTCAGTTGTGTCTCGGCCGACAAGTACAGTTGATGCATCCGGGAACGAGATAATCCTGTCTGCTGTTGGATTTTCAAACGTTACATATGTTTCGTAATCGTCTGGACTTGAACCTTCAAAAACAAGTCCCCCACCAAATTTCACTTCTGGGCTTCCGGAAGAAATAGCCGAAGATGGAGTTAGCGTTGGAGTGTACTTAAACTGCTGAGCGCCGGTAACTTGAGCGACAACAAAGTCTCCGTTATATCCTGCTTGGTCCGCGCCGGAAACCGTGATTCTTGCACCAACATATAGATTGTGGTTTGTTAACGTGTTTACTGTAACAAGATTTGTTCCTGAAGCATATGTCAGGTTTCCGTTTACTGTGAGGTTTGTATTTCCAATCGACAAACCAGCAAATGTTGGAGTGTCTCCGGTTCCTACCGCCTGACCAATACTTATTGTTGGAGTGCCGTTTTCCTGAGCAACGCCGTTGGTGAGTGACACACCGGTGCCGGCAATAATCGAGGATACGTAGTTTCCTGATGTCTCAGCGCCAAGCTCCACAAAGTCTCCGGCCCACCCACTTCCGTCGTACTTGAGGTACTGACCAGACGTGGCAGACGCCGATACATTTGCCAGCTCCTCAATATTGAATGAAGTTATTGCTGGTGCTTGTGGAACCCATACAGATGCCGATGCGTCCCAAGTCAAAACATCGCCAGAAGTTGGTTCGGTGGCACCAACGTCTAGCAGCTCATTGAGCTCGTGGTTTTCGATGTTTGAAACATAACCGATTACGTTTCCGTGGAATTCGGACGCGTACATATTGTTATTTGCGGTTACGTTCTGATAGAACGTTGGGTTCAGCAGTTCTGCTTTTTCATTCAACTGCGATTGAATGTTTGCACTGGCGCTATTGAGGTATTCAAGTTGAGCTTTTGTCGTACCAAGCTCAAACAATTTGTTCAAATCAGATGCTGTTGCCTGCAGCCCGGTGATATCGGATGTACCGAGAGATATGTTTGTGGAGCCATCAAACTCCTGGCCACCAATCAATCTTGGTGTTCTAAGAACTTCAGCTTCCGCGGCGATTCCATCCAAATATCCAGTTATGCCAGCAAAAGTTACGCTTGCACTCTGAGCAACGTTTTGACCAATTGAAAGTGTGTTTCCGGTCTTGATAACTCCTGTTCCAGCCAGAATTGGCGCTGTTCCAGAGAACTGCGTAAACCCAATTTCATCAGTACCAATAAGATGTTCACCGTCTGTGCCTGTTCCAGTTGTGAATACCAAAAATCCTTGATTGGAATTTACCGAACCCTGCGATATATACATGGCATCGCCGGCGTGCGGTGTTGCATAGTGCGTGCTTCCGTCAAAATCATCAGAACGTGTTAGCACCCACGGCTCGGAAACGCTTCCCTGTGTGGTGACGTCGTAAATTCCGTTATGAACAGCGTTTGACTGGTTCTTGACCAAAATTCTATTTCCGTCTGATGCATTTTGTCCATCAACAACAAGTCGAGCATTTCCCGAAGCGGTTAGTGTTGCGCCAATTCCATCTCCGCTATTGTCGTACGTTGGCGTGTTTGGCAGTGCGGCAGTAGTTGCAAGATAAACAAATTCGTGCCAGTTGATAGATGCTGCTATGCCATCGACGTAAGCCTTTGAGGCTACGTGATTGTCCGTTGTTGGGAGATTGGTTACGGTAACCTGCGCGAATGTTGGCGAAGCGCTTTCTGCCACGCTTTGCGCAAGCGAAATCGTTGGGGTTGAGCCGGAGCCGGAGTTTCCGGTAATGGTAAGACCAGTTCCGGCAATGAGAGACTCAACATAGTTTGTTTGCTCTAACGAGCCAAAGAAGTAGTTGAGGGATACCCAGTGAGTCGTTCCGTCGCCGAGCTTGATTTTGTTGGTGTCTGTTTCTAGGCCTATTTCGCCAGCCGAAAGGACCGGGTCCTGGGCTGTCCAGTTGGCTGCCGTGTCGCGACGGAAAAGTATTTTCTTATAAGCCATTAAGCATTTCCTCCGTCAGCGGTAGACAGGTCATCTTCAATTTCCGTAAAAGAGAAACCGCCGTCAAGTATCGCATATTTCGTCCTCTTCCAGAACGAACCATTCCACATCCAGGACTTGCCTGCGACTAGAAATTCATCATTTATTGACGGGGATGCAGGAAAGACTATTGCCATATTGGCAATTATCCCACATTCTAATCAGCGATAGTTTCAAGTCTATCGTTTTCCATCAGTCTTTTAGAGAACGTATTCAGACCGTGGATGTACCCAAGCGGTTCAGGGATATTGAGCTCAACGCAGATTTCTATAAGCTTTCCGTCCCTTATATCAGTCCAGGCGTCAATCATTGCTTGCGCTCCAGAAATCCCCTTCCGGTGGTATTTTTCTGAAATCAATTGCACAAGTTCGTCATCGTAATTCCAAGTTTTTACATCCACGCTTTTACCCCATCGGTCCTTAGTGTGTAATCCAAGAAAGGGTTGGCTCGTCCCAGTCATAGTGATTCCCGTCCTGGGGCATTTCGACTGGGGCAACCCATAGGAATGCCTCCTCGTCCAGTGTCCAGGAAGGGTATGGCTGTGGGGGGATAAAAGCGTCTTTTTCTTCGTTATACGTGAACCCAACACCAGCAAAATTTTTTCTAAATCCGTCTTCGAGCGTTCGCCCGTTAAATCCACCATACGAATTGTAAGATGTTCTTTTGCATCTGAGGCCTCTGAAATTTCCATAGTATTCTTCCCAGTTTGATACTCCGCCAACCACTTCGTCTTCGTCTCTTCCAGGGATGACCTCAACTACTACATTGTTTGCGTCAAGAAATGCGTAGTGTGCCATTAGATGGTAATCTCCCCAGTGCCACCGGTAAATCTATATACATGATAACCAGACCTACTAGTTGTGCTGAGTGTATAAGTAAGTCCAGGTGCAATACTAGATAGTGGCCCGTTTGATGACGGGTATGCAACGATTACAATCCCCGAGCCGCCATTCTCGGTGCCGCATGAATACCCGCCGCCACATCTGGCACCAGAGCCGCCACCAAGATTGATTCCGCCATCGGATGAGCATTGCTGATTTCCAAAACTGTACCTCGAGCCGTTTCCGCCTCCTCCCGAACCACCAGTACATGTTCCAGTCCCACATCCGTTACAGTGAGAGTTACCTGCACCGCCGCCGGCATAGGTGACCGCCGACCCGGTTATTGTTGAATTTCGTCCGCTTCCGCCGTTGGCACCTTGGTGCGTGACGCCATTTGGCCCAGCCCCACCAGCGCCACCGCCTCCTCCATATGCACTGTGACCAACCGAATAGTCTTCGCCACTTGAGAAAGCACCACCATTGTTTCCGTAGCCAGTAACTCCTGGAAAACTTATTTGTGTTTTTACTCCGCTATTTCCAGCTCCCGACCCACCGCTGGTACTAATTCCACCACCACCCCCATATCCAATAACAAAATCAAGCGATGAGTTGTTCCCTGCTCCACCACTTGTTCCACCTGCGCCAACAGTTACGAGCGCAGAGTTTAAAATTGTCATGCTTCCTTCTGCGAATCCACCTCCACCTCCAGCCCTGGAGCCGCCTCCGCCAATCACGAGCAACTCGATGGTCAAGCTTTTGCCGCCAACCCAGCGGGTGTGAACCTGTCCGCTTCCGAGGCGAGAAAATCTAGGACTTAAAGACTGTGAAACAGAAGTTCCACCACTCAGACTTCGATGAACGCGTGACATCGCTATGCAATTCTATTAACGTATCCGCCGATGCTAATGACGTTTGCTGTTGCGGAAAATGCTCTAATGTCTACACCGCCGGTGAGAATCAAGCCAGGAACAATTAGATATAGCCCATTCTCCGCTTTTACGGTGAATTCAATTAGGTCGTCTGGCGCGCTGGTTCCACCAAACTCAATGGTCAATTTTCTATCAGTCGTATCGGAGTTGACTGCATAAAGCCATATTTCGTCTAGTGCCGTTGCGTGAGAAGTATGAATCAATGTTCCAGCTGTTGCCGTTGCGGCAACTTTTATCATCCTGCCGTTTGTTGATTCTGAAAACTTAACTTTTGAAAATGTTGCCATAATTTCTCCTTATCCGAATATTTGTGTTGCAAGAATTATTTGGTCATTATCTACCACAACAGACATTGTTGGTGTAGCACCTTCACCAGAATTGTTGGTCAGCGTGATGCCGGTGCCGGCAACAAGGCTAGCCACATAATCACCGCTCGTATCGGTTCCGAGGGCAACCGAGTTAGGCTGGATGGTGGCCGTTAGTGTTACATCCGAAGAACCATTAAATGAAACAGACCCACTAAGGTCGCCGCCAAGTGAAATAGCTCTTGATGTTTGGAGGGTTGTAGCTGTCGAGGCATTCCCAACCAATCCTGCCGTAACAGTAGAAAACGTCACAGACGCAGAAGTCCCCACGTCCTGACCAATAGCAATGGTTGGAGATGCCCCCTCGCCGGAGTTATTGGTAATTGTTACACCGGTTCCGGCGGTTAGGTTCTGAACGTAGTCACCAACCGTGTCTGTTCCGAGATTTATTGGTTCGTTGACCCACATTGCCGATGCACTGTTGTAGCGAATGAAGTCGTAATTTTGGGGTGATGAGATTTTTACATTGTGCAGTTCTTCAATTTCGTAGCCGTTCTGTGTCGCGACATACACAATCCCGTTATTGGTTGCACGAACCACAACACCAATGAAGACAAGGTGTTCTGGAGAGCTTGGTTTAACTTTGGTAAACGCTCCGTTCTCTCCTAGCCATAGAACGTCTCCAGCGCTATATCCAGACAAGTTGATACCATCAACATAACCGCGGGTGACTACTGGGCCGTTTTCAGATGCTGGGATGTTTGCGCCAACGAGGCCGACCGTCTTTGAGGATGTGGTGTCGGAGCCATTATCTGCTCGCTTTACGGTGGCGTGGTCTCCAGTTGCACCAAAAAGATAAACAGCCGTGCCAGTTGTTAGTTCTGTTGCTTCAGCATTTCTTACATATGTCACGACTGAGGCGTACTGGTTAACCCACTCTGTTCCGTTGTACTCAAGGTTTTGGAACTCTTCTGGGCTATTTATGTTCACCCCATACAGCTCCGTAAGCGCAACGCTTGATGTATTAACAGTCGTAACAATATTGATATTGGATGTTCCGTCAAATGACGCCGAACCAGACACATCGCCGCTTAGTTCTACTGTCCGCGCCGTCTCTAATGATGTGGCGGTGTCGGCGTTCCCTGTTAGGTCGCCAGTAACGTTTGAGGCAACGTGGGCAAATGTGACCGACGAAGATGTCGATACGGGCTGACCAATTGCGACGGTCGGCGTCGCAGCTTCACCTGTATTGTTCGTAATAACAACGCCGGTACCAGCTACTAGGGATTGGACGTAGTCTCCAACAGTGTCCGTCGATAGATTAACCGCATCGTTAATCCAAACTGACGCTGATGAGTTCCATCGCAAGAAATCTCCATTAACGACAGAAGTGATACTGACGTCACCGACATCATTAAGGGAGAGCGGGTTAACTACATCATTTACCCAGTTTGTTCCGTCGTAAACAAGCGTTTCTCCAGATACAGGGTCTTCTATGGAAACATCAATAAGTTCATAAATTTCCTGAACCCCTGGGCTTGAGTCTGTTGTCTGGACCCATGCGCCTGAATAATAGGTGTACAGCTCAAGCTCATTAGAGTTGTACCACAGGTCACCCTCTGAAACGCCCACTGTTGGGGCGTTGTCCGAGACGGTCAAAAATTGGAGGGACTCGTTAACCCATACTGAAGCAGAACTGTCATATGTTAGAACTTGTCCGTCTGCTACCGAGGTAATTGTTACATCGCCAATATCATCAAGACTGTTAATCGTTGGTATTGATGCCCACTCGATTCCTGCAGACGCAGAACTACTGGCTTTTAGGAAGTATCCGTTAGGGCCAACGCCAAGTCTTAGGAGATTTGTGCCATCCGTGGTGAGTATGTCACCTGCTGTGGTGAGTTTTGAAACAAGCTCGTTTGCTTCATCGGCATCATTAGCCGTGAATACTGGATAGATGTCTGAACCTGATGGATGTATTGAAGCGCTCGTGTCATCTTGCGCCCTTATCAGCGTTAGTGTTGAGCCAGATATTGTCGCCAGGCACTTTTCTTCATAAATTGAAGCTGGCTGGATTACCACATAAAATGGGATTCCCGATATTGATGGCCAACCATTGGTTGACGCAATGTCAACAGTTAGCCCGTCGCTTGCCAAATACGTCGTTGTCGTAGTTGGCGCGGCTGCTCCCGCATATTGTTTACGTGTAAAAGCTGCCATAGTTACTCCTAGTTTACTTCATCTCAAACGACGATTGCCTGAATGCCCCAGTATCCGGCAGTGATGCCCTCGACTGGGTCAATGTCATAAAGTGCGGTTTGTCCAGACTGTCCAGTTCCGGTAGCGCTTCGTGGCGCAGTGTGCAATCCGATTGCCGTATCTCCAGCTGTCGCTCCGCCAGACGCTGTTGCCGTAACGGGCACTGAGCGAAGCTCGACAGATACTTCCGAAGATGTTCCCGCAGAGACAGAGGTTCTGCGAAGAATCTTGAATTCGCTTGTCGTCTCGCTGCCGAGGCCAGTTGCGCTTGCACTCCTTGGTGCCGTATGAAGTCCAATTGCGCTGTCGCCGACTGTCGCTCCACCAGATGCGGATGCCGAGCGCAAGTTGCTGTAAAGCGTTAGCGCAATTGCGCCACCAGTACCAGTCCCCGATGCCGTTCTTGGCGCGGTATGCAGGCCGACTGCATTGTCTCCGGTGGTTGCCGAACCGGAAGCAGAAGCTGTTCTAAATACAGACCTTTCTTGACCAACGAACTCGGAGCTTTGACCGCTTGCTGATGCTGTTCTTATTATCGTTAGGAGCTGCGCTACAGATTCCGAACCGGAGGCACTGGCGCTTGCACTTCTTGGAGCTGTGTGCAGGCCGATAGCCGCATCTCCAGCCGTCGCTCCACCAGATGCTGATGCAGTTCGCAGATTGCTATAAAGAACGGTGTTAGTTGAACCACCAAGTCCGCTACCACTTGCCGTTCGAGGAGCAGTATGCAACCCAATTGCTTCATCACCAGTAGTTGCGGAACCAGAGCCATATGCGGTTCTGAGGTTCGAATAGAGGACAGTATTGTTCGAGCTTCCGAATGCAGCTGCCGATGCTGTTCTAAGGATTGAAAGAAGCTGAGTTACTGATTCAGAGCCGCTTCCAGTTGCGCTTGCATCTCTTGGGGCAGTGTGCAGACCATCTGCAGATTCCGAGCCCTGAGCTGATGCGTTTGCGGTTCTGAGTGGGGTCTTAAATGATTGCGTGCTCGAAGCACCATCGCCAGCTGCTGATGCGTTCCTGAGATGCGAGTGGAGTATAAGGGCCGCGTCACCAGCAGTAGCACCACCAGATGCCTGAGCCGTTCTCAGGTTGCTATGTACTATCGAGTTATTAGATGTGCCATTTCCTGCCGCTGAAGCAGTTCTAATAAATGTCGTAACAATGGAGGTGGACGAACCTCCATCTCCCGAACCATTTGCACTTCTTGGAGCAGTATGCAATCCGTCTGCAAGCTCGGATGACTGACCTGCTGCGCTTGCTGTTCTAAGCGGAGTTTTGAATGACTGGGTACTCGAATCTCCGTTGCCAGAAGCTGATGCCACCCTGATATGGGTGTGCAGCGTGAGTGCTTCGTCTCCAGCCGTTGCTCCGCCGGTTCCTTCTGCAGTGCGGAGTTTTCCATACCTAAACAATGCCGAGCTGTCAGAATTGCCAGACCCTGACGCTGTTCTGACGATTGTATGAAGCTGTTCTGATGTTTCGGTTCCAGTTCCATCCGCTGATGCAGTTCTGAACTGCGTGCTCTTTTCTTCGGAACTGGATGAGCCTGCCCCAATTGCCAAAGCATTTCTGAGATGAGAGTGAAGTCCAGTTGCGCTGTCCCCAGCTGTTGCAGAACCAGACCCATATCCAGTTCTGAGATTCGAGTGAACAATCGCGTTATTCGACGTTCCAACCCCAGAAGCCGAACCAGTTCTAACAATTGATAGAAGTTGAGTAATCGAAGAATCGCCAGAACCACTCGCGTTGGCTGTTCTTGGCGACGTGTGTAGTCCGTCTGATGATTCAGAGCCCTGACCAGACGCACTTGCTGTTCTGAGTGGTGTCTTGAATGACTGAGCGCTTTCGGAACCAGCTCCAGAAGCGCTCGATGTTCTGAGGTGTGAGTGAAGAACGGTGGCTGTATCACCAGCAGTTGCTGAACCTGAGCCATATCCTGTTCTGAGATTTGAATGAACGATTGCATTATTCGAACTGCCTATTCCGCTCGCAGATGCAGTTCTTAGGTGTGTATGTAGGGCGAGAACAAGCGAGTCGCCGTTTCCTGAGCCGGTGACGCTTCGTGGAGAAACAATGAGTCGTATTGCAGACTCGTTTGCTTGGCCAAACGCTGATGCCGTCCTTGGAGATGTGTGTAGTCCGATTGCAATTGAGCCGCTTGTTGCGGAACCAGTAGCGGACACAATCGATGTGCGCACCTTTGTTGCCGACTCGGTTGAGCTTCCGGAGCCACTTGCGCTTCTGATATTTGTGTGGAGAGTTAGCGCCTGGTCCCCAACGGTTGCGCCACCAGATGCTGACGCACTTCTAATGAACGTTGTTACTATGCTGACGTTCGTTGAGTTTCCAACGCCAGATGCGGACGCAGTTCTGAGGAATGTAATTACCTCGTCGAGTCCTGTTGAACCACCTATGCCAGAACCAATTGCCGTCCTTGGCGATGTATGCAGACCAAGAGCAGTGTCCCCTGCCGTCGCACCGCCTGCTGCGGATGCGGTTCTGAGGTGAGAGTGGAGAGTTAGCGCCGTGTCGCCAACTGTTGCTCCGCCAGACGCTGACGCGCTTCTGATGAATGTTGTTACTATGCTGACGTTTGTTGAACCACCAACACCAGAACCGTTTGCTGTCCTGATGTGCGTGTGCAGTGCTAGCGCCTCGTCACCGGCAGTCGCGCCACCAGATGCAGATGCAGACCTGAGGAATGTAATTACTTCACTGAGGTTTGTGGAGCTGCCAAGTCCAGTGCCGGTCGCCGTTCTGATGAACGTGATAATTTCGTCGAGACCCGTTGAACCTCCCTGACCTGAGCCAGTGGCAGTTCTTGGTGCGATATGAAGACCAACAGCAGTATCTCCAGCAGTCGCTCCACCTGAAGCGGTTGCCGAACGCGGCGCAGCATGCAACCCGAGCGCAGTTTGCCCAGATATTCCGGATGCCGAAGCAGACCTCGGAACTGTATGCAGTTGCGATATTGAGGACGAGCCAGCCGCCGTAGCGGAGGCAGTCCCCGATACTGTCTTGAATCCTACATAGAAAGACGACGTTCCTCGGAATGGTTCCGAGAAACCAATTATCTTTTGTTCATCCATGAGGGGTTACTCCCCTTATGGATTAGTCGAGCGTCAGTGTCAGGGATGTAATCTCGAAGGTGTCACCAGCGGTTACCGAAGCGTTCGCTGAGAGCGCGCCGTACCAAAGGCAGTTACCTGCAGTTGAGTTGTCCCACAAAGACCAGTGGCTGTATGTCTCAGTTGCAGCAACAAGAGTCCACTCGACTGTCGCTGTTGATGTCTTTGAGCCGCCGCTTGAAGCGTTGAAAGAAACTGGCTGGCGAGTTGTCTCTGAAGCTGGGTTGCCCGTTCCGTCTTCGCCCGGGTCACCGATGTGAAGCTTGAGATATGTCGCAGAAGCCGAGTACGCAGAACCCGCACCGTCCAAGGTATCGAGTAGCTCGTTTTCTAGGAAGTTTGAAATTGTCATGTTGTTGATACCTTATCTGCTAGGGACCGGCTTAATGCCGCTTGCTACAAGAATAACACCTATGGAGTGAACTCTATTTGAACTGTTAAGTCGCTTCCGGGATTTAATGAGCCCACGGCA